GCCTCATCAAAGGGCCTTAGGGAGGATTACGGTCCGTGAACCGATTGCCAATCTATGCATCCAGGCAACGCGGCCACACCTACAAGAAATCCCTTGCAAGTATGTTAACCGTAGTCCCCTCCAGGTCAATCAATGAAGTGTTGAGAACAATGTCCTTGAATAGGTCCAGAACCTCTGAACCCAGCAAACCGTACCTTTCCAAGCAAAAGCAAGTGAAGTGTTCATCACGAAGTGTGTCTTCAATAGGAACGACCATCTTCTTCGTAATGTTATTTAATGTAACTCCAGCTGCCTTTGCGTTCCAGGTAAGACCGGCTTCAATATCGATGCCCTTTCGCTTCTCATCGGCCACGAAAGAGAACTCGTATTTGAAACGCTCAAGGAAAATGTTCCGAATGGTTGGGTAGTAGCGGAACTCATACGCATACCCGACGGACTTGCCAGCCATGTATTCGTGGTCAGAGACGGCTTGGTTCTTGTTTGCTCGCATGTTAAATCTACCGAGTGCTTTACCCAAAATGGGGACTGTGAGGTGCTTACACTCTGCAGGAATAAAAAACTTGCTCAAAAACGTCGCCGTCCACAATTGGTTGTGCCGCTTGACTTTGGCTTCCATCATCGCCTCAGCGGCAATGGAAGTGTAAATCTTTTCGACATAACGGCATTTCCCAGTCGCGCGACATAACATGTCATCGCCGAGTAGCATAGCTACCATCTTGTCCGGCTTCAGCTCCTTCATGGCTGCGTGACAGATGATCTCATTCCACCAGGTGTTCCTAAACGTAGTGTCAGTGGCACCTGTTGGAAGTTGATTCTCCAATTTGGCACTGATGCCGTATTTTGAGTTGTAAACTTTGAAAGCGTTCGTTCGCAAGTGCAAGCGAATGAACCACTCCGGGCAACCCATAACACGCATCAACGATACCTCAAGGAGCTGCACGTCAGCACATTGAAACTTGTCGTTAGAACTGAAGTCGGCTTCGATCCAAAAATCGTTGTCATTTTGTCTCTCCAAATGATGAGTGTAATCGCTTGGCGTTTTGCGATAACTCGTGTGGTACCTATAGGGTCCCTCCATGCGTTCAAAACAATGGTCCAGTCGCCTCATGAGCTCATTAAAAATGGGCCCAGAAATGGCATTGTACAAATCTGTTCCTTTGAATATAACGCGTGGAGCCCAGTTAGGCTTGTGGGTAACGAGAAGGGCTTCAACCTTGACGAAGATGTCTTTGCGTGTGTAATCTTGCAATGTGACGTTGCACAAATCAGATATAGCATTATTCATCCTCTTTTGCTTCTCGATACCAAATTTTGCGTTCCAAGCAGCATAGAGTGACTCAGTCCACTCAAATGGTTGCATTGGAACCGGGCACAACCTCTTAACGAGATCCATGGCAGCTGATACTATTTTGGGTGTCGCTCTACCGGCATTGTGATAGTTGCATCTTTTCCTAAAGGCTGCAACAGTGTTGTACCAGCCGTTATCTGGAACGACTGGATGCATGTGACGAAGTAACGGGCCACATTGCATTGCTTTTTCACGACTAAGCTCGGTGGAGCGTGGCAGGCGCATCCGCACTCCCGGGATCGGGGCGATCAGCGGATTGGCAACCTGGTGGTATTCTGCTGTGCTTTCCACATACTGGTAGCGACCCGGCCCTCGGAGCATCATGCACTGATCTCCGAGGCACTGGTCGGTGTTGGTGTTGGTGTTGGTGTTGGTGTTGGTGTTGGTGGTGGTGTTGGTGGTGGT